AGGAACGGGGCGACGGCGGTAGGTATGTGGGTTCCTACTCCGGCGCTCCCGCCCCTGTGACCGCAGAACCGGCTACCGTGGGCGAGTACGGGGACAGTGAGTTTTTACTTGCGGTAGCTGGGAAAGACCCGGCAAAGGCTTGGGCGGTCGTTGATGAACTTATGGACACATTATCGCTTGTGAACCGAAAAGTCTATGATTCCATGCTTCGGAAAATAAAGTCCATGTAGCAAAAAATAGGGGAGTCCCCTCGCATTGCACTGAATTTGTAGCATACAATGTAGCATACGGGAAATGATTTTATGTTACAGAGCGTGTCATAACGTGATTTTTCGCTTTTTGAAAATACGCAGAAAATGGGGCGAAAAGCATAAAAAAGTACCGATTTTAGCTTTAAAACAGCTAAAATCGGTACTTTGGCGCGGAAGGAGAGATTTGAACTCTCGCGCGCTTTTTAGACGCCTACTCCCTTAGCAGGGGAGAAAAAACCATTGAAAACACTGGGGAAATTGGCATTTGTAACATATTTTGTAGCATACAGAATTCACTCTGGCGAGTCGTTTTGCAACTGATTTACGGCATCGACCATGCCTTTCATGTCCGGATGTACGTACCGTTGGGTAGTCGTTATCTTCGTGTGGCGCATGATTTCCTTGATCGTAAACGGGTCGATGTTTTTCATCGCGAGGGCTGTAGCGGTTGTATGGCGGCATGAGTAAGGTGGTAGCTTTTGCACTCCGGCGAGCTCCAAACACTCATAATATCTCTTGTAAAAATTATCTTTGTTTATGCAGCAGATATTTCCGACGCGCGATTTGCTTTCTTCGCATAGTTCATGCAGCACCGGCGCAACGAAATCCGGGAAGACCATAGGCGTTTCCTTCCGCTTCTTTGTCTTTATGCCGCCTCGGACGATCTCATTCTTTTCAAAGTCAATCATATCTTTCTTGAGCTTCAGAAGCTCACCGGGCATCATGCCGGTATAAATCATCGTTAAAATAAACCCAACGAAGTGGTCTTTTGCATACGCTTCCCATAGCTTTTTTACGTCGGCGTCGGTAAACGGCTCCGGCGTTTTTTCTTCAAGCTCCGGAAGCTTTATGTACTTTGCAAGATTCACGGTAGTCTGCTTTTCAGCAATCGCGAGATTGTAGCAATGGGAAAGGACTGTTTTCATGTCCTTCCGCGTGTAATAGGTGCTGGCGTTGCGGTCGATAACATCCTGTATCTGCGCGATGGTAAGCGCGTCGATCTCACGGTCGGCGATTTCTTTCATGCGCTCGAATGCCTTTTCCGCCGCGCCCTGACGATCAGCCGATAAGGATAGATAATCCCCACGCAGATATGTTTTGTAGTATTCTCTGAGAGTGGGGCTTCGCTGCTCTTCCTTCGGAGGGTTTGCAGCATATTGGAGGGCGGCGCGCTTTGATGTAAACCCGCCTTTTGTTCGCATCCTTTGCCGAAGCTTGTCGTTTTCGTCCAGGTAAGTTCTTTCTGTCCAACGCGCCGTCCACGTCTTCCCTCGCTGGTAAGCGCTTCCCTGCCCGTTCCCGCGTGTCCGGTTTCGCCGCGCTTCCTGTTTTTTTCCGCACCAGCAACAGTAGGGCGCGCCGTCTGGGATTTCTTTTTTACACTTGATGCACTCCATGTTTCCCTCCACGTTCTTTTCGGATCGCGTAGAAAGTAATTGCCGAAGCCAGCGCTGAACCTACGATCAGGGCGATACACGCCCATGCGGTTACGGACAAATCTCCGTTTCGAATGAATCCTGCATTACGAATCTGCGCATCCGCCACAAGGCAGGCAATCAGAGAAAAGGAGAGCAGCATACAAAACAGGGCGAGGACGTAACACATTGTATGTGTAGACTTTATCTGTGCGCTTTGCGCGGCCGCTGTTGCCTCCAGCTTGGCGTTTTCAAGCTCGACATGATGGATCTGCTTGGTCAGCTTTTCCGGGCTTCCGACGGGATTTTCAAGGCCGAACAGCTCGTCGAGCGACAACCCGAGCGTTTTGCATAGCGCAGCCGAGTTATAAAGCCGTGGATCCGCTTGTGTTCCAGCGTATAATCGGCTCACGGCAGAGAAGGAAACGCCGGACTCGTTCGACAGCTCCTCCAACGTCATCCCGCTTGCATCTTTTGCCCTTCTGATCTTCCCCTGATACGCGCCGATAAACGGAGCGAGATCCTGTATTGCGGACATGATTACGCCTCCATTCGTAAGTTTCAGTTTTATTTCTTACATTTTCCATATAAAAATGCAAAACATGTGACAAGAACGCAGGATTCGCCCTTTTCTTACAAACATTATCTGGTACAATGAAAACGTAGCAGATAGTTCCTGAATTCGGCATCTGCTGAAATGGCCCCACCGTATGTTCCAGATACGATGGGGCCGGTCAAACCAAATATTATATCAAATCATCAGTCCCATAACCTGTACACCATCTGGTTCCTGATTCCCAAAAATAACGCGGTCTGTTTGTTTATAATGCCATGTTGATTTTTAGAACAATCGTTCTATAATAAATGTCAGGAGGAAAAAATATGGAGTGCATCAATATCCGGGTAAACAACGGGAAAGTGGACGTAACAGTAGACGGTGCGAAGCTGACAGATGTGCATAGCGTCAGCGTGGACTACATCAAGGGTATTCCGCTCCTGTTTTCCTGCGTCGCGGACGTAGGCCGAGATCAGGACGAGCGGCGGGAGCCGAGGATCCTGAACTAGAAATCACCATGTGTATTTACAGTTTTCACACTCATATGTTTTGTTTATCAAATTGCTTCTCAATCCCCATGCGCCTATTGATAAGTTTCTTTTTGCATATGCAATCTTTTTCACGCGGGTGCTTCCGCAAGTTGGACAATGTGGAGCATTGTTTATATTGTCTGCAAACACAGTCGTGTCCTCTACCAGCTTTAATTTCGCGTGAGAAAATCCCATCGTTTCCTTAAAAACAACATAAGCGTCATTTTCAACACCACAAACAGCAACAACCGTGTGAAGCAGCTTTCTGCTTCCTTGATACAAATCTATTTCGTGTTTTCCGGCGTTGACCTCAACAGAAAAAGACTCGCCGCAACGAACGGTTGCCCGTTCTATTCTGTCTACAATTATTTTCGTTTTTCTAAGGCTTCCCCCGCGCTGCCCTTGCCACATGAAGTGAATCATCCCACGTCTTCGCCGGCTTGAGGCAGGACAACCGCAATGTGGACAGGAAGATGCCAAGTCGGATATTTTTGCACCACATTCAGAACACTCTACAAGAGCCATGTTGTTCACCTCATGATAAAGTCATAGCAATAATCAATAGCATGAATTTGGATATTTGGAGAAGGAGCTTGCAATGCTGGAAAATTTACAGGAAGTGTGCTATGATAGCATCCAGATAGAGAAGATTCGCGCGCAGCTAAAGCGGATCGTGTTAGAACTTTCGGTTGAAGAACAGGAAGAACTTTTGAGAATGATTAAGGAGGGTATGCATGAGTAAGCCGTTCACTCCGATTCATGTAATGACTGAAGCGTTTCGGAAAGCCATGTATGATATTGTTGCAAAAGAGCGAGAGAAACGGCGACAGAGCACGACGCAAGAGCAGACACCTGCTCCGCAGAAAACGGGAGAGAATTGCCCGCAGTAAATGCAGTTAACGCATTTTCAAAGTCATATGCTGCGGCTCGATGTCGAGCTGCGCTTTGAAATCTGAAAAAGACGGGATTTTCATGCTTGCCCCCTCTGGCTTTTCAAATACCGGATATATTTGATCACGTCAGCGAGTTCTTCGCCGGACGCAGAATCCAGAAAGTCTAATATCTCCTGCGCGGCAGGACTCACCGCCCCATCCTTCGGGATGGGGTCTTTTTTTATGCCCTCCTGCGGAACGAGTTCCTCGTCCGGCAGCAGGTCTGCCACTGATACACCGAGATATTCTGCGATAATTTTAAGATTTTTCATAGAAGGGTTTGTTTTCCCTGTGTTCCATAGAGAGTACGATGCAGACGTAATACTGCAATCCTTATAAAACTGCTGTTTCGGTATACCTTTTGCAGCAAGCAGGGCGTTGATTCGTGCGACTATGGGCGATTTAACCACAAAGCAACACTCCTTTTTGTATAGCTTTACACCTAGCAATTACAAAGTTTTTATTGACACTAGGAGCAACTTAGTGTATACTAGGTTTCGTTAGGGCGGAACTTACAAGTGAGGTGATGGCGTGAAGAAAGACAAGTATATATGGGGATTTCAGATTGTTGGTTCAGACTGCGGATATGACGAGTTCGGGACGTTCCATTGCGCGTGCGGTCATTGCCTTCCGTTACGAGTTGATGTAAGTAAGGGCGGCAAATATCGCGGCAGCGACTGCGGCGACGGCAGATACGACGGTGAAAAACATGTTGATAAGAAACCGCCTTTTCTCCGTGCGTGCTTTCGAGCCTTCGGTTTCGACAAGCACATTTAGACCGTTTTCTTCTATGGACTTGTAGCGCTTATTCCGATTGAGAAACAACCTGATTCTTTCTCTGAACGACTTGCACATGATTCATGCCTCGGCTTATGAGGCGTGAAAAGAACACCGCCCCGGACAGCTTATCGGATTGTTTAATAATGATAGGTGGTACTTTCATAATAACACAATTCACTAAGTTGTCAAGAAAAACTTAGTATTCACAGACAGGAGGTATGTAAAGGCATGGGTTTTAAGGAAGCGAGGCTTGCCGCTGGATTGACCGTTCAACAGGTGGTCAAGGCGCTAAAGGTTTCAGACGCATCCGTTTATCTGTGGGAAACCGGGCAGATGTATCCGAAGACGGCGCGCCTGCACGAAATCGCAGATCTGTACGGCTGCACAGTGGACGAGCTTTTAAAGCCGAGAAAGGAGGGAAAATGACGCTGGACGATATCCGGGCAATGTCAAAGCCCACAATCCTCGCAAGCGAGGCGGCGCAGGTGCTCGGCTGTACCCCGCAATGGCTTCGCTTGATGGCGAGGGAACGGCCCGAAAAGCTGGGCTTCCCGGTTTGCTGCACAAGCAAGCACAGAGTAAAGATCCCGAGAGAGCCGTTTTTGCGGTTTCTCGGAGCATGAGGAGGAACAAATGAAAGTTAGAACTGCCGGGAACAGGAACAGAAGGAGGATGCAGCATGGCGGAAGTGAAGACTTACACCCTGACGCTGGATGCGCAGGAGCTGCATGATCTGATCGAGGCGGCGATGGTCTGCGAGTGCCAGGCGGCGCAGATCATCGGCGGGCTCAAACGCAAAGGACTGGATCTGGACGCGCAGAAGCTCGTGACACAAAACGCCCGTCTGTCGCGGCTCGTCAGGCGGATGCAGGAAGCGAAGGAGAAAGCAACATGAGAACAAATCTTGCAGAGCGGCTCGGGATCGGGCCGGAGGAAACGACCGAGGAGCGCCGGGAACGACTGCGGGAGGAATTGGAGGCCCGCAAGGCGGCGCGGCGGATCGTCAAGGGCCTGTGCCTTTGGGTGAGCGGCGCAGCAATGATCTTGGCCGCAATGGCCGGGACGGCGGAAATGACGTATGAATGCGTCGTGACTGGCTTCGTCGCGCTCGTCACACTCTTGTATGGGCTGGCGTAACAAAAAATGACCCCTGCCGCGCGGCAACGCGACAGAGGCCAAAAGGAAACTTAAGACGCCTTTATTATAGGGCAGAAAGGAACCTATGTCAAGTTTAACGGATTCCCGCGTCCGGCACGGTGCGAAAGCCTGCGTCGATGCGGTACATCGGGCCGACTACCCGAAGTTCAACAAATGCCTGCTTTCTCAGTGCGAAGCGCCGGAGAAATACGGTGTGCAGCTTGTTCCGGAGGCAGCCGCGGCGATCAAGGCGTTGGACGCGCCGAAGAACCGCGCGGATCGCCGGAAGAAGACGAACCGGTATTACTTCCGCCTGACGGACGGCGGCGCAGAAGTCCTGCAGCAGCTCTGCGAGGCTATGCACTGTGCAAGCGTGCAGAGCCTGTGCGAAAAGCTCTTGGAAAAGGAGGCGAAACGCCGTGGGATACGATGGTGAGAACCTCTATCTCGGCATCGACGAGCCGGAGCCGGTAATCGTCGGCCAGTGCGCATACTGCCGGGAAGACATCTATGAAGGAACTGAGTGCTTCTGCTGCAACGGAGTGCTGGTACATACGGAGTGCTTCGGGGACTATGTAAGGGATGAATACAGCGACTCGGAGCTGGCCGGGGCGCTGGGATTTGAACAAAAGACAGCATGAATGAAGGAGGAAACATTATGGAAAATGCAAAAGGCTACAAGGCATTTGCGCCCGGTATGATCTGCCGAGGCAAGCAGTATGCCGAGAACACGGACTACGAAGAGGCAGTTGGCGCGATCTGCGGCAAAGGAATGATGCACTACTGCGTCAACCCCTTCGATACCCTTAACTTCTACGATCTCGTAGGTGAAAACGGGAAGTTTTCAGATTTCGCAGAAGTTGAAGCGCTCGATCCGCCAGTTTCCGGAAGTGACGGGAAATTTGCGGCGAAGAAACTGCATATCGGCGCGAAGCTGAGCTTCGCTGGATTTGTAAAGGCGTGTATCGATTACACAAAGGAACAGACAATCGATAATATGCCGAAAAGTGAAATTGGTACGGGCGACTCCGCACAGATCGGCAGCTCGGGCGACTACGCCAAGATCGGCAGCTCGGGCTACTACGCCCAGATCGGCAGCTCGGGCAACTACGCCAAGATCAATAGTACCGGCGAAGACTCCGTGATCTGCTGCGCTGGCAGCGGCTCTGTCGTAAAGGCAAAGGCAGGCAGCTGGATCACGCTTGCGGAGTGGGAATATTCCGACGAAAAAGGACGGTTCGCTCCGCGCTGCGTGAAGACGGAATATGTAGACGGCGAGAAGATCAAGGCCGATACCTGGTATCGGCTGAAGAACGGTGAATTTGAGGAGGTAAGGTAAATGGCAATCAAGAAACCCGCTGAACTGGATTTCAGCAACAAGAAATTCATGTGCATCATTTCCGGGCAGCCCGGATTGGGCAAGACGACACTGGCCCTTTCGGCCCCGAAGCCGTTTCTGTTCGACACGGACAATGGCATTGCCCGCGTCAGGCCGGAGCAGCGCGGCGTGACCTCCGTAGTGGAATCCTACGAGGAAATGCTTGGCGATATGGAGTCCGACGAGTACAAGGAATCGGAATCCGTCGTGATCGACACCGGCGGTATGCTGGTACAGCTGATGAAGGACTGGGCAAAGAAGCAGGACAGCAAGGCCACGAAGGATGGGCGCGCCATGTACGGCGTGATCAAATCCGAGTTCGACCGGCTGTGTTACCAGATCCGCGCAAAGGACAGGAAGCATTTGATCGTGGTGTTCCACACGACGGAACAGCAGAAGGGCGACACCATCCAGACGCGCCTTTCCTGCGAGGGCGGCGCAAAAGATATCGTCTGGACGCCTGCGGACTTCGGCGGCTATATGTTCATGATGGGCAACAAGCGCATGATCGGCTTTACACCGACAGACGAATACTTTGCAAAAGGATGCTTCGGTGTGCGCGGCGTGATGCAGCTGCCGGAGCTCAAGCCCGGCCAGAAGTCCACATTTTTGACGGATTTGTTCCGCAAAGCGCAAGAGGACATCAACGAACAGGCCGAGATCTATAGCGGCGAGAAAACCGCATATGACGTGGCGATGCAGGAAGGCCGCGCGTTCATTGCGCTTGTCGGAGATCCCGACACGGCGTTAAAGGCGCGGGAAGGGCTGGCAAAGATCCATCACGCTCTGACTAGCGCCGCCGAGCTTGGCGCAGAGTTCAAGCGCAAGTGCAAGAAACTCGGTCTGAAATACGATAAGGAGATAAAAGCCTATGTATTGGCTGACACAAAGCCTGCTAAGCAGCTGGAAGCACTTTCTTGATGCGGATGATGCGTATGCAGACGCGGCGCTGTCCTCCTTCCTCTCTACGCTTCGGCGTGAAGAGAAGGAAACAACGCAGGCGATGCAGGCTGGCATTGACTTCGAGGCGGCGATCAACAGCACGGTTGCGGGCGTACCAATTGAGCCTGTCAGCGAGAAATACGACCGGGCTGTAGCAAAATTTTCCCGCATCTGCTCGGGCGGTCAGCCACAAGTTCCGGTCGCCGGGCGGCTGCATGTATCGGGCTTGGATTTCCAGTTATACGGCGTCTGCGACTATGTAAAGGCTGGTGTGATCTACGATATCAAGCGCGTGCAGCGGTACGAATACGGCAAGTATCTGCACAGCCCGCAGCATCCGATGTATCTGCATCTGCTGCCCGGCGCGTCAAAATTTACATACCTGATCTTCGACGGCGCGAACACTTACGCGGAAACGTACCGGCGCGGCGATTTCGAGCCTATCGAAGATACGATTTCATGCTTTATCAACTGGCTTTTGGCAAACGGTTATATCAACGATTATTTTACACATTGGGAAATGAACACTGAAAGGATGGACAAGATAGATGGGATTTAAAGCAGTAAAGAATGATGGCGGTCTGATGAAGGCTGGCGATTATGAGTGCTATTTGAAATCGTGCGGCTACAGCGTAACGAAGAACGGAAACGAATGCATCAAGTTTGACTTCGTCGTCCGTGAGGACGTCGAGCAGGAATACCAGAAGAAGCACATCTTCAAGAACTTCTGGCCCGACCGCGACACCGGGGAGTACGACGCCGACAAGATCGGCAAATATGCAAATGCGCTTGGCATTGAGCCGGGCACCGATTTTGAACTTGACGATCTGGTAGGCCGCAACTGCATTTTGCACATGGAGCCGTTTGAGGGCAATGACGGTGTGACGCGCGACTGTATCCGGTATCTCAAGCCCAGCAAGGCAGACTCCTTTGTAACGCCCGCACCGGCCAGCGCAGAGGAGTTCAAACAGCTTGACGAAGGCGACGACGAACTGCCGTTCTGAGGGCTGAAATATGCCGAACAGAATTATTCGGGAAAGCATCTGCACAAGCGATAGCGTCGACAAACTCTCGTGGTTTGAAGAAGTTCTGTTTTATCGGCTCATTGTAAACTGTGATGATTTCGGACGCTTTGACGGGAGAGCGGCGGGGGGGGAAAAAACCCGCCTCTTCCCGCTGAAAGAAAACCTCACGCTCAAAACTGTAGAAAATGCTCTTCATGGGCTGGCGAGTGCTGGATTGATTGCTCTGTATGTGTTTGAGGGCAAGCGCTTCCTTTACCTACCAACATGGGGCAAGTATCAGACGCAGCGTGCGAAGGTAAGCAAATTCCCGTCGCCTGATGACGGGAAACAAGCGGACGAAATCATTTGCAAGCAAATGCGTGCAGATGTTCCCGTATTCGAGAATCGAGAATCGAGAATCGAATTCGCTATTCGAGATGCGGAAGATAGCGCGGAGCCGCAAGCGGCATCCACGCCGCCAGCAATCTCTCTGCCGCTGAATGATGGAACGGGATATTCCGTTTCCGTGGAGCAATGCCAGGAATGGGCGGGCTTGTACCCTGCTGTCGACGTGATACAGCAGCTGCGGAACATGAGGGGCTGGTTGGACGCAAATCCGGCCAAACGGAAAACAAAGCGCGGGATCAATGCGTTTATTGTCCGCTGGCTGGCAAAAGAACAGGACAAGGGCGGAACACAGCCTGCACAGTACAGCCGCGCTGCAAAGCCCGGCTACGGTGTGCAGGGGCACCATGACCCGCTGAATCCGCTGGAAGAGGCTGCTGTCAACCGGCTGTTCGAGAAACCGCCGAAGGGCGCGGAGAAAATGCGGCACGGCATACAGGCCCACGGGGAGGAACTGTCTGCGTTCCAACTGGCGGCGATAGACAAAATGCTGAACGAGGAGGAGGACAAAAACAAATGAGTAAACCCAAATACATGAAAGGCGATTGCATTCGATCACTGGACGATTTGGTGCTGCAAGAAAACATCTTCTGGAACGGGAGAATTTGGAATCGAAAGTGGTTCATGAACCTAAGGAATGGAGGATATATGATAGACGCGAAGGAAATCGTGCAGGCGCTGCGGTGCTGCGCAGAGGGCGAGTGCAAAGACTGCGCCATGCATGAGGATAAGCAGCGCTGCCAAGAGAATTTATTGGACAAAGCCTCTGAAGCCATCGAGCGCCTGACCGCCGAGAACGCGAAGGCAGAAGCCGAGAGGGACGCGCTGCGGGAGAAGAAGCGGTGGATTTCCGTGACAGAAAAAACGCCAGAGTATGATATGCCGCAGCTTGCGCTAAATGCTGACGGGGAGGCACTCATTGCAAATTACGCATACGGCGAATGGTTTGATACATGGGGGCAAGACGTGGAGGTCACCCACTGGATGCCGCTGCCGGAAGCGCCGGAGGAAGGAGACAAGGCATGAGTAAAGCTGTTTTGCTTAGCATTCGCCCGGAGTGGTGTGAGAAGATCATCAACGGGCGGAAGACCATTGAGGTGCGCAAGACGCGCCCGAAGATGAACCCGCCGTTTAAGTGCTACATCTACAAATGCGGAAACGGCAAAGTCATCGGGGAATTTCTGTGCGATGAGATCAGCAACATTAACTTCGGCTGGCACATATCCAACCTCAGGATTTACGACACACCGCGCGAACTGCGGGAATTTTACGCTGTGCCAAATGAGGTAGAGGTAGCGCTCAAGGCAAAACCAAAGCCGATCACCCGCCCGCCGCAGAGCTGGCGGTATGTGGAGGAAGAGTTATGGAACGACTGACAAGTCCTAATATCAACGTAGACCCGGATACCGACCGATTCCTGCACGCCGCAATCGGCGGCAAGGAAATCGACTGGAAGCAGAGCCTGGACAGCACGCTCAACGTGCTGATCAACGGCCCGACGAGCAACGGCTTTGGCAAGGATATTTTCCGCAAGATGGCCCGCGATCTGTACGGACGGCTGAAAGCCTACGAGGACATTGCCGAGTTGTGCGGCGGGTTTGACCGCATCCGCGAGCTTGCCGAGGCCGACAAGGACGGGCGCGTCATTATATTGCCGTGCAAGGTGTACGAGACTGACGGGGTGAGGGTGTATGAGCACACGGTGCGCGAGGTCATCTATGAGACGGCAGGCGGCCCGGCTTTCGATAAAAATGCAATCGGGAAGAGCATATTTTTGACGCGCGCCGAAGCCGAGCGGGCGATTCAGGAAATGGAGGGAAAGGCATGAGCAACCAGGGAGTAATCCGTGGGACAATTGATGGACAGGAAAAGTATTGCAGAATCCCAATCCGTAGCCGCTTGTATGAATCCGTGATGGAAGATAATACGACGGAGCTTTCCTCGGAGGCGATTCTCGCCATGCCGCACGACAAGGCGGCTGCGGTGATTGATGCAATTATGGCGGACTGGCTCTACTGGCTCAAGAGAGCCGGGGAGTTGTGGGTACTGACGCGCAATTCCGCCGAGGAAACGGAGGGCAAGGCATGACCAGAAAACGCGCAAGAAAGATCCTCATGTCTATCGGCACGAGCCGGAACCATGCAAACTGGGGGCTGACGGCAAAGCCGCGCTGGAAGACAAACGCCGGTGTGGTATAGGACACGCTGGCGATCAAACTGTACGCGAAGCTGCTGCGGGCAAGAATGGAGGGCAAGAAGAATGGAAAAACGTAAAAACATGATGGATATGACGCCGGTCTGCGAGCGGTGTGGGAAGGTCGCGCCGGTGGACAACAAGCTATCGACTCCGAACTGGACAGTTTACCGGACAAAAGAGCCGTGCGAATGCGGCGGGAAATACACGGCGCGTGCGTTTTTGGACGACAGCGTGCTTTCATCGTTCGATAAGGAGGCAAACCATTCAAATGATCGCTGAGTATCTTGATAGGAGCAGTTTAGTTGCGCGGATGAAGTATTACGAGGAGCACACAACGGAAGAATCTGGTGAGCATTATGCGTATTCAGTTGCACTAAGAGAGATAAGAAACGCGCCCGCCGCCGACGTTGCGGAGGTGGTGCATGGAGAGTGGCTGCGAGCAGATGATGACTGGAATAGCCTCACAACAATTCAGTGCTCCCTTTGCAGCGAAGAGTGGTGCTTTGAGACGGACGATGATGTGAGCTTACTGAATTACAAATACTGCCCCAACTGCGGGGCGAAGATGGATGGAGGTAACGACAACGTTTCAGATTGAGCTTTTATCCGGCGGCGTTTTCTGGGTATACGCAGTATACCCGCAGAATAGCGCGTTTTTGATTTGGAAAGATGACTGCTGGGTTTGGATGGAGGCGGATATGTGCAAGCCGTATGTCCTGCCGTGGATGGGCAGCGCCTATCCGGGAGGTGTGACGCAAGATGAAACCACGCAGATCATTGACGGATGTTGCACCGCCTGCGGTGAACTTATGGACTGCTGCGAAGCGGCAGAATATAAGTTTTGCCCGTATTGCGCGAAACGGATAGTATGAAAGGCTTGCGGTTTGCTCGTGGTAGCGCGAAAGGAGGGAAGCTGATGCAGGATTGCTGCCTGACTTGCAAGAATCTGGAATACAGAAACAACTACGTTTATCCGTACCGGTGCTTGAAGCACAAGGCCGAACGGTTCTCGGACAAGGAACTGGAGAGAATGTTCTTTTCTGGTGAGGAATGCGTAGACTTTGCGCGAATGAGCATGGATGATATTTTAGGAGGGTCTACGAATGAATAAGCCAACAAACGCAACCGAAATGCGGGAACTCCTGCTGGACTACATCGACGCGCTGCTTCTGGGCGGTATCCCGAAAGTGGAGTTTGACGCGCCAAAAGAAGAACCGGATGTCGAAAAGGCAGCGGCGGAGATGGCCGAGACGGTGAAGAATTTCAAGGGTCTGCGCAGAGACGAATACCAGCTGCTGCTGAACGGCGTATCGATCCTGTACGGCGAAAAACGGAAGACTGCGACGGAGCGCTGCTATGCGCTTTTCTGGGAAGTCCAGAAGATGCAGTCTGTCACCGGGCAGCTGGATAAATGCTATTTGATGCTGCAAATGTTGGACTGTGCGACGAATAAATTTAAATCAAGCATCGCCCCGATTATGCCGTTCGGAATTTAAGGAGGTGAAATAAAAATGGCTATTGCTTTCCCGTGGGGAGCAGTTGTAGCCGCCGGTATCGCGGCGAACAATATGCTCAGACACAACGAAGAAGACCGCCGCAAGCGTGAAAAAGAGCGGCGGAGAAAGGAAGAGCAGGAGGCGAAAAAGCGTGGGAACGATTCTAGCGATTGACCCCGGAAATACGCAATCCGGCTATGTGGTGGTCGAGCACGACGGCGAAGAAATTCGCCGCGTGCTGGAGGCCGGGAAGATCGAGAACCCGGCAGTGACTGATATGCTGGATCGGAAGCTTTATGCGAACTGCATAGACGTTGCAATCGAGATGATCGCGGGCATGGGCATGACGGTCGGACAAGAGGTGTTCGACACCTGCGTCTGGGTCGGGCGATTCTGGGAAATTGCATTGAGATCTGGCGGATATGAGCCGAAAAGGATATACAGGCGAGAAGAAAAGCTATACCTGTGCGGCCGCCTGAGCGCGAAGGATAAGAACATTCGGCAGGCCCTAATAGACAGGTATGGAGTTGTCGGAACAAAAGCAAATCCGGGGTTTTTCTACGTGAATGGCGTCAAATTTGCAAAGGATATGTGGGCGGCGATGGCGGTAGCCGTGACGTATTTCGATAAGTACATCAAGGGGGTAAAGCTTTGAACAAGACGCAGCGAAAGCCGCCAAGACCGCCGATGCAGCTGACGTGCGATGCCTGCGGGAAAACGTTTATGCGCGCACCGTCCAAGTACAAGGCAAAATACAATTTTTGCAGCGAGGCGTGCGCCTGGGCGGCACATGGGGAAGCTGTGACGGGCCGGGCGGAGCGCGTGCAGATCCTGATCACGTGCTCGATCCCGGTATACCCGGAAATGCGGCCTGTCTGCGGACGGGTGTATCCTGCCGAGAAATACAAATACAGGACAAACCGGACGGGCTATGTCGTTGCGGTAAACGGCAAGCGCGTATGTGTGAGGGTGGACGAATGCAGGGAAATCTAGGGCTCACACCGGTGCAGGCTCCGTGCAAAGGCTGTGCGGATAGGCATACCGGCTGCCACACGGACTGCACCCGATACATAGCATTCCGCCGGGAGGCGGACAGATACAAGCAGGAGCAATCAAAGGACGCAGCGAGATATGCAACAACAAGGGGCTGTATGCGGACGCTGCACGATGCGAACCGCGCAAAGCGCGAAGGGAGGCAACATTACTGATGAGCACGCCGCGATACGGCTGGTGGGCCTATGCAAAATGGATGATCCGCAGCTATAAGGGCGGCGGGCTGATGACGAAGGCCGAGCGCGCTGCCGTTGCGGATGCAATCGCGGAGACGGAACAGCTCGTTGACGGCGCGGAGCGACTCCGGCTCATAGACTTGGTTCTTTGGAAGCGGACGCACACCTTACAGGGCGCTGCGATGGCGGTTTATGTGTCCGAACGCACCGCACAGGAGTGGCACAGGCAATTTATTCGCCTTGTGGGGCAAAAAAGAGGGCTTTTATGAAAAAGTCTGCGTCCCAGAGCCAAATTTAACATTTACTATAAGGGCGTAGAGATCAACTCTACGCCCTTCTTCATCGGCACCGCAGCGTTCTGCGGAAACCTCATCCTCCTGTTCTCGTGTTCTCCGGTGTGAATAAATATATTTATTCACACACGGAGACACGAGAACGAAAGAACGAGGCAGAAAGGAGCGGCTATGGCGAGTTTGCGCGCCCTTGCACACAAGCTGCAAACAGCGCTCTTGTACAACGGAATCAAAATAAAAATCAATCAAATGCAGACCTATTCCGCGAAAAATGACAGGATGGTGACGAAATACATGGTTTACGAATATCGACCTGATGAAAAGCCGAAGAACGTCACTCTGCTGGAAACGTACCAGATTGCGGATGTGGTGAAGCTGCTGGCCGGACTTTACAGCGATGGCGGATGAAAAGCTTACGCCGAAGCAGAGACGATTCTGCGAAGAATATCTGAAATCCGGGAACGCGACAGAAGCAGCGAAAAAGGCCGGGTACAAAGAAACATCATGCAGAGTGATTGCGGCAGAAAACCTGTCAAAACCAGCTATTTCTGCGTATATAAAGCGCAGGCTGGACGAACAGGAAGCGGCGCTTGTCGCAGATTCCAACGAAATTCTGAAATTTTACACTGCCGTCATGCGCGGGGAGGTCAAAGACCAGTTCGGCATGGACGCATCGCTGTCCGACCGGCTGAAAGCCGGTGACAGTCTCATGAAGCGATACGCGGCAGCTTCCGACCGCAACAGGACGACAATGGAGAAGCTTGATTCGATGCTGAAGGAGTTCCAAGATGCTGTTAAGTCCGAAACAACGTGAATTTGTAAAATACGGGACGCATCGATGGAACTTCAAGGGCGGAGCCACCAGAAGTGGGAAGACTTACCTCGATTTTCGATGGATCATACCGATCCGGATTCGTGAGCGAATCGGAAAAGATGGTCTGGCCGTCATTCTCGGCGTAACAAAATCCACGATTGAGCGAAATGTGCTGGAGCCGATGCGGAACCTGTATGGCGATATGCTTGTCGGAACAATCTCCAGCGACAACACAGCGTGGATTTTCGGGGAAAAGTGCTATTGCCTCGGTGCGGAAAAGGTTTCTCAGGTTTCAAAGATCCGCGGCGCGTCGATTAAATATTGCTACGGCGACGAGGTCGCGGACTGGTCGGAAGAAGTCTTCGCGCTGCTAAAAAGCCGTCTTGATAAGGAATACTCCTGTTTTGATGGGACGTTCAATCCGCAATATCCTGACCACTGGCTGAAAAAATTCCTTGATAGCAACGCGGACATTTTCAGCCAGACATACACAATAGACGACAATCCGTTCCTGCCGGAATCTTTTAAAGAAAATCTGAAAAAAGAATACGAAGGGACGGTTTATTACGACCGCTACATTCTCGGCCTCTGGAGAATCGCCGAGGGTCTGGTTTACCCAATGTTTGATCGGGCCAGAAACGTCACGAGTGAGCGGGGCGGGCCGGGGCGGTACTGGATCTCATCGGACTACGGCACACAGAACCCTACCGTCTTTGCATTGTGGCGGGAATATGGCGGCAAGGCCGTCATGGAGAAAGAATATTACCACAGCGGGCGCGAGAGCGGGCGGCAGAAGACTGACGAAGAATATTATCAGGATTTAGAGGCATTCGCGGACGGATACCGCATTGAGCGTGTCGTGCTCGACCCATCGGCAGCGTCCTTTGCCGAGTGCATCCGGCGGCACGGAAAGTTTTCTGTATGGAAAGCAAACAACGCCGTGCTGGACGGCATTCGCTTCACGGGGGCCTGCATCAAAAGCGGCATAATCAAATTCCATGAGAGTTGCAAAAACGCGTTTCGGGAATTTGGCCTTTATAGCTGGGACAAAGACGCAGGAGAAGACCGCGTGATAAAAGAAAACGACCACGTGTGCGATAGTATCCGCTATTTTTGCATGACCGTTTTGAGGAGAGAAATCAAGAAATGAGCCTTTTGACAAACATTCGAGGGTGGTTCCGGAATATGCTTTTCCCGCAGGCGGTGGCCGAGCGGGAATTCGGCGTATCTCCGGCAGTCAGCCAGAAGATGGAGCAGAATATAAGCCTCTGGTACGCGATGTTTATTGGAAATCCACCCTGGCAGACGTGCGATGTCATTGCTGTCGGGCTTCCGGCGGCGATCTGCCGGGAGATCGCGCGACCGACGCTGGCCGAGCTGACGGCTAACATCACCGGCAGCGCCCGTGCGGATTATCTGAAAGACTGCTTTGAGCGGGCGGAAGAGAATTTTCACAGCGCCTTAGAACTGGGGCTTGCGCTCGGCGGCGTGGCATTTAAGCCGTATATCTACGGTGAGCAGCTGCTGGTCGACGTGACCGGCGCGGCGGCGTTCCAGCCGACGAAATTTGACCCTGCCGGGCGCTGCATCGGAGGCGTCTTCCGGGACAAGCCCGCGAAAGTGGGCGGGAAGTATTATATCCGCCTCGAATCGCACGAGCTGGACGGCACGACCTATACGATCCGCAATAAAGCATATTACAGCGACACCTCCGGCACGGTCGGCGCGGAAGCACCCCTGAATGCCGTCCCAGAATGGGCGGACATTCAGCCGGAAATCACGATCCAGAATATGAGCGGGCCGCTCTTCGCGTACTTCCGACCGCCTGCGGCCAACACAACGGACGCAAACAGCCCCTGCGGAATGTCCGTCTACGGAGACGCGGCTACTGTGCAGCTGATCAAGCAGGCCGATGAGCAGTGGGAGCGCCTGCGCTGGGAATATCGCTCCAGCGAGCGCAAAGTCCTGATGGATGGCACGAGTTCGACTGCGGATATGTTCAACAAGCGTATGTTTGAACTGGGACCGTTCTCCCCTAGCGGCGAATTCTTTCAGTACATCGAGCCGCAGATCCGCGACGAAGCAATCTACCGAGGTTTCCAGAATACGCTTCGCCGTATCGAGTTCAACGTCGGATTGGCTTATGGAGATATTTCCGATCCGCAGACCATCGAGAAGACGGCGACGGAGATACGCAACAGTAAGCAGCGCAAATATGTGCTGATCGGCAGCATTCAAACGGCGCTTGAACATACGTTTGACAGTCTGCTCTACGCGCTCGATACATACGCGACGCTCTACAACCTTGCGCCTGCCGGGACGTACAGAACTGATTACAGCTGGGGCGATTCCATCCTGGACGATGCCGAGAAGAAAGAGCAGGAGCGGGCCAACGACCGGCTCGACCTCGCTGACGGTATCCTCAACGACTGGGAATACCGCGCGAAATGGTACGGCGAGGACGAAGCGACTGCAAAGGCAATGCTTCCGCGGGCGCAGGACATGGTAACTGAACAGCAACAGGAGGTAGAGTAATGGGCGGCAGAGGCGGAGCTGGTGGCGGCATTGGAGCCGGAGAATTTGGGCGTGGGCGCGGTATGAGCCTTGCGCGGTTTTTGTCACAGCAGGATATTAACCGAGCAAACGCTGCGTCTGTCACTGATATGGGCGATATTATCAGGCGCACATTTGAGCGCAACGCTGCTGAAATCAATGGGCTTGAGCTGTCGGACGCTGAAAAGAAAGACGCCGTAAAGCAGATGGCAACTCTCGCAACAACGGCACTAAAAACGGCGGCAGGAGCAGTCAATCCTTATGCAAGCGGGCCTGCGCGCCTGACAACGGCGCAGAAAACAGGAAGCACCGCAGACAGAGCTGCAAGAGCGCGCGGTGAAATGGATAGCTACATGCGGAAATTGCGTGACCAGTCCAGTAAAAACCGCAAAGCAGCAGAAAACAAGGCGTTTTCCAATGCCTTTGTAACAGCGCAAAAGTCCGGTGCGTTGGAAGTTACGGTAAACGGCAAGAAATACCGCAGAACTAACAAGCGCAGCGGTACATGGCGTCCGGTATGATTAACTTTGAAAATCTCGACAAGTTCACATTCCCCGGCGTTGGAAAGTACGACATTCCGCAGATCGAGCCGGTCAAGGCATATCCGCATGGCGAATTTATCCCTGTGAATTACCATTACACAGCAAAAGACCAGGCAAGCAAAATCGTTCATTTCTTTGTGGACGATTACCAATTCATTCGATATTGGAACACGCCGGACAAGTACATTCCGAAACTGTTGCAGTTTGCGGCGGTGTGTGCGCCGGACTTCTCCACATACACGGATATGCCGCTGGCGATGCAGATATACAACCATTACCGCAAGCATTGGTTGGCGGCATACTGGCAAATGCACGGCATGACGGTTTATCCGACAATCTCATGGAGCGATGAGAATAGTTATGACTGGTGCTTTGACGGTGAACCTGTCGGCGGTGTTGTGGCGGTTTCCTCGGTGGGAACGCAGGCAAACGCTGAAAGCAAGCGCCTGTTCCTGCGCGGCTACGAAGAAATGATGAAACGGCTATCCCCGGAATGGGTGATATTCTACGGGAAAGTGCCGGAAGAATGCGACTGGAATTTGATACGGGTAAAGCCGCACTATGATGATATTGTGAAACGGAGGAAAGCAAAATGGGCGGACGTGGAGGCGCAGGCGGAGCTGGAGACCGCGGAAAATCCGGAAGAATCCCTGCCGGAGGCAGCAAAGATGGAACCATTATTGGAGGCAAGCCGAGGGAAATAGAATCCTATATGCGCGAAGCCAGAGGGTGGAGCCCTGCATACCATCACGACGAAATCTTGGAAGCGAAGACGGATGGAAACGGAAACCTGACATTCAGCTATGCAAAAGCGGATTCTTATGAAAAAACCGCAAAAACAAATAGAACTGTGAACACGAAGTACATAATTCAAGCCGGGGCAATAAACGGGGAAACGTTTGGTATTGACTGGTCTAAGGTGCAATCGATTTCGGGGCAAACGTACAATTTGCGCAATGTTGCAAAAGCCAATGGCTTATCATGGGATGGGAAGAAAAAGCAATGGCGGCGCAAGAAATAACAAATGAAATACCCATTTACTCCTGAATTACTTGACGCCCTCCCGGAAGAACTGGCAGAATTGTTCCGTGCTCTTGAAATAACGCTGCTGGAAGAAATCTGCTCCCGGCTTAAAGCTGCGGATGAGCTGAACGAGGTAACGGTGCAGGATATTCGGGCGCTGCGGTCACACGGCATCGACCTCAAGAAGATCAGAAAGGAGATCCAGAAGACGGCGGATATCGGCGAGGAAAAGCTGAACAAGCTGCTGGACGACGTTGTAGAGCGCAATCAGCGCTATTACAACGGCCTTATCACGCTGGCCGATGTGACAAAGCCTGACCGGCTGGTAGACGCCTCCGATATCGACGCGATCCGCAGGCAGACGCTCGGAGAATTCCGAAATCTGACGCAATCTTTGGGGTTTTTAGTGGACAATGGCCAGAGAATGCTTCCGCCTGCGCAAGCATATCAGTGGGCCCTAAATTCGTCAACGCTGCAAATTCAGAGCGGGGCGATCAGCTATAATCAGGCGATTGCCAACGCCGTCAAGCAGCTGGCAGAAAGCGGAATCAAAGTTGTGGACTATGAGAGCGGGCACACAGATCAAATCGACGTGGCTGCCCGCAGGGCCGTTATGACAGGTGTAGCTCAAATCTGCGACAAGTATTCCGACCAGTCGGCGGAATATCTGGATACCCGGTATTTTGAGATCACAGCCCACTCCGGCGCACGAGACAAGCCCGGCCCGTCCCCGTGGTCGAGCCACAAGGATTGGCAAGGGAAAATTTATTATAAAAGCGAAAACGGAGAGCCTGACCCGCTTGGGCAGTACAAGGATCTCGTGGAGACGACTGGCTACGGCTATGTAGACGGCCTGACCGGAGCAAATTGCCGACACTACAAACACGCATTTCTCCCCGGCATTATGGAGCCTACCTATTCCGAAGAGCAGCTGGAGCACATCGACGACGGCCTCGGCTGTGAGTTCGACGGGAAGAAATATACTGCATATGAAGCAACCCAGATGCAGCGCAGGCTTGAGCGGGAAATCATAAAGCAAAAAAAGCTGAAAAAAGCCTACAAAGCATCAGGCCAAAAGGATAAGGAGACTGCCGCAACAGCCAAGCTGCGCCGCCTGAACACGAAATACCATGATTTTAGCAAGGCCGCAGGGCTGCCAGAGCAGCCGGAGAGAATGAAGGTGTTATATGATTGACGAAAAACTGAAAGCCGCCATTGAGCGGGCGCTTGCCGCCGGGTTCCGCGTTCAGCTGAAGCGCATGAAGGACGGAACAGTCAAGGCGCAGATCATCAAGGCGGAAGAGCTGAAAAAGTAATACAGATACCGCAGCACAATCGAGTGCGCGGAATGGCACGATGAGCCAACTACTGAGATTATCTTAGTGGTTGGCTCTTTTTGTTTCGGTAAAAACCGCATGAGCGGGGTTTATACAAAAAATTGGCTATCTGCAAGCCTAAAAGTGCAGGCGGGAGGTCATGGCGACGACCTAAAAAGCCTATCCCGTAAGGAGAAACCATGAAAAAAGAAGAATTGCTGAGCATTGGCCTGACAGAAGAGCAGGCGGACAAGGTTTTTGCCATGAACGGCAAGGACATTGAGAAGCACAAAAAGGCCGCAGAGGACGCAAAGGCGGACAAAGAGGCCGTGGAAAAGCAACTGGCCGACCGCAACAAGGACATCGAAGACCTGAGGAAGTCCAGCGGGGACGCTGAGAGCGTTCGCAAGCAACTCGAAGACCTTCAGGGCCGGTACACCAAGGAAACCGAGGATTACAAGGCGCAGCTCGCAAGCCGCGACTACGCCGACGCCATGACCCGCGCGATCACGGCCAAGGGCGTCAAGTTCTCTTCCAAAGCCGCAGAGAAAGCCTACCTTGCAGACCTCAAGGAGAAGCACCTTGAATTGAAAGACGGCGAGCTGACCGGCTTCGACGAGTGGCACAAGACCCAGCTTGAAGCAGACCCGACCGCGTTCCAGTCCGACAAGCCCGCGCCCACATTTGTCAAGCCCGTCGGTCAGGGCGGCGCACCGGCGGCAAAGAGCAAGGGCGCAATGTACGCGCAGCAATTCAACGCGCAGTTTGCGCAGACACCAAACAAGGAGTGATTTGAAAAATGTCTATCGTTGTAAACACAAAAGCAGAAGTCAGGCCGAATTTCCTCGAAAGCGAAGTCGGCCTCGTACTGAAAACCCGTGAAATCCCCGCGTCGATGGGCGTGCAGGACGGCAAGTACAAGATCGTAAAGGCCGGTACGCCGTTCCCGTCCGACAACTCGAACGCCGTCGGCATCGTGTTTGAGGACATCGACGTGACGGACGGCAATATGCCCGGCTCCGTGATGGTCGCGGGCCGTGCGCTGGCAGACCGCCTGTCGCTGGCCTCTGCAGCCAAGACCGCGCTGTCCGGCAAGGGCTTCACGTTTGTCGACGCGCCGGAGACCACGCGCGGCTATACCGTGACCTACGACAAAAACGACGGCAGCGGCACACCGCCCGTCGACGAGAACGTCTACACAGAGGGCTCCTATGCCGACGTATCGACCGAATACCCGCTGACCAAGAGCGGCAACACGCAGACCGGCTGGAGCACGGCTAAGGGCGGCGAAGCTGTTTCCAAGGTCGAAATGACCGGCAATGTGACCCTGTACCCCGTGTGGACTACGGCCTAAAGAAGGAGGAAAAACACCATGCCTGACATTCTTGAACTGATTTCCGACGCTGACCGTCTGGATTTCTCGCAGAACATTTCCGTCGCGCGCCCGGCCTACCTCGGAGACCGGCTGTTCCCGGATCAGAAAACCGAAAACCTGAAAGCCGAGTACCTGCGTCTCGCGAACGGCGCACAGATCCCCACGATGGCGACTGTGCACGCGCTCGACACCGAGGCTGAGATCGCCACGCGCCCGGCTCTCGAAAAGACCGCGGTTGAAAAGCTGTTTATCAAGCGAAAGATCAACCAGTCCGAGCGGGTGCGTCTGCTCAACGAAAACGGCGTATACGCCGACAACGCCATTGTGAGCTACGTCTTCGACGATATGCGCCTGATGGCCGACGCGGTCAAGGTAAGAACCGAAGTCGCGAAAATGGAAGTCCTTGCGACCGGCAAGATGACCATCAAGGAAAACAACCTCAACATGACTGTCGATTACGGCGTTCCGTCCGCGAACACCGGCTTCAAGATCGACTTTGGCGCAGACGCTGATATCATCGGCCAGCTTTATGCAATCACAGATCAGGCGGCGGCCTCCGGTCATGCGCTGAGCGAAATGGTCGTCGGTACGAAGATCCTGCGCAAGCTCGCGTCCAACAAGGGCATTCAGACCATCGTATACGGCACTGTGGGCGCGGGTACATTCGTCACTCCTGAGAAGCTGCGCAGCCTTTTCCTCAATCTGTTCGGCTTTGGCCAGATTACGGCCAACGACCAGCGCTACAAGGTGCAGACCGCGGACGGCAAAGAGAAGCCGTACAGATTCTTCCCGGAGGACAAGGTTGCGTTCCTGTCCAACGGCACGGCCAATTCCTTTGGCGTCGGCCTATGGGGCGTGACGCCGGAAGAAAAGGCATACGGCCCGTACTCCGACAAGAGCGCACAGCAGTATATCACCATTACGCAGTGGCAGACGCCTGACCCCGTAGCCGTCTGGACGAAGGCAAGCGGCCTGTTTATCCCGGTCGTGCCCGATCCTTACGGCCTGTTCATCGGCGCGGACGTCAGCAAGTAAAATCGAGCCTCCGCGCCTGCATGACGGGCGCGGAGGCTGACCGGAAGGAGGGCGCAGCATGATCTACGCTGATTATGAGTATTACGCGACTGTGTACCGCGGGACGGCGATGGATGAAGAGCAATTTTGCGGCCTCGCCCGCAAGGCATCGGCTTACGTCGACTACATCACCATGAGCCGCGCGCGCTCCGCCGCCGGGGACAAGCTCGAAGCCGTCCAGAACTGCGTCTGTGCGCTGGCCGAGCTGGAGCAGGACGCTGGGAAGCTGGACAGCCTCGTCTACACGACCGACAGGCCCGTATCAAGCGAGACGGTCGGCGGCTGGTCGCGAAGCTTTGGTTCACGAAATCTGTCCCAGGCAGATATACAGCGGACAGAGACGCGCCGCCGTGAGATCGTGCTGGCGTACCTCGGGCCGACCGGATTACTCAAAGCAAGGGGGTATGGGCCGTGTCCATGTTCCCCCACACCGTAACCATCTACAACGTCTCGCAGGAGACAGACCCGGCGACATTCAAGGACGTGGAGAAAACCTACATCACCGTCCTGCGCGGCGTTCTGCTGGAAGCCTCCAAGGCGGCCAACGTCCGCCAGAGCGGGCTTGAGGGCGCGGATGCGGTGAATCTGTACATTCCGTTCTCTACGGTTGCTGTAGACGGCGTGACGGGCGCAGAAAAGCGCTACGTCGGCCCGCAAGAATTCTGGCGTGCAACTGATAAAAGCGGAATCTGGACGCTCTCCACGGACGGCAACGGCGGAACGACATTCTTTATCAAGGGTGAAGTCGTGGAGCCGGACAAGACCGAGCAGGCGCTTGAAATGCTCTATGACGACGTTTACAAGGTCACAAAGGTCGATATGAAGGACTTCGGAAGCCAGGACATGAGACACTTCGAAGTCGGAGGGGCCTAATATGCTGAAATTCAGCGTAAAGGCAGACGGCTTTGATGAATTGCATGAGGCAATCGCGCAGGCGTGTACCAAAGCGGAGCATATTGTCGCGCTTCAGGCAAGAAAGGACACAGCCCCGTATGTGCCATTCTTGACCGGTTCCCTCGACCGCAGAACACAGGTGGAAGGGAATGCGATCATCTATCCCGGCCCATACGCAAGGTTCCTGTACTACGGGAAAGTCATGGTAGACCCGGAGACCGGAAGCACCTACGCGCCGAAAGGCGGGACAAAGGTACTGACCGACAAAAATCTTGTGTTCAACACGTCAGGACACAATCAGGCGCAATCGCATTGGTTCGAGGCGTCAAAGGCTGAAAATCTTGATAAATGGCTTCGTGTAGCGGACAAGGCGGTGAAGAATGGACGCTGAAAAGCAAAAAAGGCTGGTATCTGCGGAGGAAGAACAGGATATCTCCCGAAAGATGATGATCTGGGCAAATTCCTTCTCGGACGACGACATACCGGCCGCAACGATTAATTATGAATTCCTCGCCGCCGACTCGGCGAGTATGGCCCTGTCCACCATTCAGGGCGCGTACATCACACGAAAATTCATCCTCGGAGGGCACGAGGCGGAATATCAATTCAAGATCATCGCCCGCATCAAGCCCGGAAACAGCAACGACAAGCGCCTGAAATGCGACGCCATGCTGAACCGCTTCGGGGATTGGGCCATGCAGAACCCGCCGGATTTGGGCGACGGGATGCGCGTCCGGCGCATGGAAGCTGTCAGCCGCTCGGCCCTGTTCGCCCGGTATGAGGACGGCACAGAGGATCATCAAATTCTAATGAAACTGACATATGAGGTGATTTAACTATGGCAGAAGTTACTTTTAATACCACGGCCGGTCAGACCATCGACCGGGAGCTGCTGATTGCATATCTGAACACCGGCGAGTCCTCAACGCCCGCCTGGGCGCCGTTCGGCACTCGCGTCACAGACTCCAGCATGGAGTATGACTGGCAGGAGGATTCCAGCAAGGATATCCTTGGAACGACCAGAACCACCATGAAGAAACCGATTATCACGCAGAGCTTTGACCCGTGCGACCTTGACGCGGGCGATGCGGCGTTGAAGAAGATCTGGGATCTGGCGGTCAAGCAGCAGAACGCAGCTGCGCTGGCGAATCAGGACGTGCTGATCGTCCATCATTATGCAGGAACGGCCAAGACGGCAGTCTTCGCGGAGCGCTACGACGCGTCTATGGTCAAGCCGTCCAGCCTCGGCGGCGAGGGCGGCGGCTCGGTAGGTATGCCCATCGACGTGACGCTCGGCGGCAAACGCACGACCGGCACGGCGGCGGTTGGCGCCAACGGGGCTATTACCTTCACGCCAGACGCAGCGTAAGGAGGAATCGCAATGCCTGAAATCAAATTTGAAACCGGTATCGTATCGTTCAAGCTGAACGACGCGGCGGAAGTCTCCTTCAACCCGACCGACAGCGCATTTGTTGAACAGATATTCAACACGTTTGACGAACTGGACGGGAAGCAGGAGGCGTATAAGGCCGAGATTGACCGCTGCGCGGACAAGAAGGAGATTTTCGCCATTGCCCGCCGCCGCGACGCGGAAATGCGGGACATGATCGACGGCCTGTTTGCCAAGCCTGTCTGCGCAGACCTGTTCGGCACTATGAACGTCTACGCGCTGGCCGACGGCCTGCCAGTATGGTGCAACCTCATGCTGGCCGTGATCGATCAGATCGACACGAGCTTCGCGGCAGAGCAGAAGAAGACCAACCCGAGGATTGCGAAATATACAGATAGATGGAAAACGCGCAGGCCCCCTGTTCGCGAAATATATTGATAGATGGGGAAAGTGATCTATTCCCTGCCGACCTCTGTTGAGGTCGACGGAACAGAATACGCGATCCAATCTGATTACCGCGCAATCCTCGATATCCTCGTAGCCCTGACAGACAGGGAACTGGACGAGCGGGATAAGGCGGAAGCGGCGCTGACCATCTTCTATCCCGACTTCGAAGAAATGCCCGTCAGCGACTATCAGGAAGCCCTGAACCAGTGCTTCCGCTTCATCGACCACGGGCAGGAGAATCGAGAGAAGAGAAAGCAGCCAGAGATCATGTCATGGGCGCAGGACTTTGATCTCTATATTGCGCCTATCAACCGAATCGCGGGCTGCGAGGTCAGGGCGCTGGAATACCTGCATTGGTATTCGTTTCTATCGTACTATCAAGAAATCGGAGATTGCCTGTATGCACAGGTGGTTTCTATCCGCGATAAAAAGGCCAGAGGGAAGAGCCTCGACAAACAGGAGAGGGATTTCTACCGGCGCAACCGGGATATCGTCGATCTGAAGACAACATACTCGGAGGCCGAAGCCGACCTGCTTGCCATATGGGGAGTCGGGACAAAAAACAGCCGCCCCGGTTAAGGGGCGGCAGCAGGAAAAACTTATTTTTTATACTCGAAAACGATTTCGCTACCCCAGAAGCTTGGAGAGAATCGAATCTCGAGCTCACTCCAATCCTGCGGCGCTTCATATCCGACGACACCTTTCATTTTCTTCCCGGCGGCAATCGTGCCGTCAAGCTGCGGCTCGTCGGAACTCATCATGGCGGTGAGGCTGAGGCTGGTTGTATAGCCATCAATGTAGCTTTCGAATGAAAGCATGGTGCTGGACGCAATATCGCGGGATGAATTGTTTTCGATCTCGAATTCGCACAGAACAAAGACCTTTCCATCATCCGGCGAGACGTAATTTTGGCCGGAATTCTCGGTAACACTGAGCAGCGTGACCGTCACGTCGTCCAGAACGACCTGATCCCCAACGTCAAATGTTTCGAGGCTGGAATCAGTCTGCTGTTGTGGTTGCTGCGAAGAAGAACTTGATTCCCCAACCTTTTTGGGCTTGGAAGACGACCCGCAGGAAGCAAAGGCCGCACCGATAAAGACAGCGAGGAAAAGAAACACAATCAAGGCAGTCAGGCAACCGCTGGGACGTTTCGCCTGCTTTTTGGTTTTTAGCCCGCCAACAACGTCAACGCGGTTCGAGGCGTTAATCTTGATGGTAAAAAACGCATTCTGTTGCCCTTCGGCAATGGTAAAGGATATGGTTTTATCCAGACGGCGATACCGGTAAAAAGAAAGTTCGTGCTGGCCCGGAGCGGCCACAGCTCGAAGTTCTTCACCGTTTTTCAGCGTGCCGACATCACAGCCATCCAATGCAACGCCGACGGTAAGGCCAGAACCGTAAAAAGAATTGTCCCGGCTGATTTGGATAATGCAATCACTCATATTTCTTCCCTCCTTACTTGGAAGATAACACAAATAATGACAAAAATCAACCGAAAAGGTGGTGAAAATATGGCAGATGGGAAAATTGTGATCGCTGTCGACGCGGACGCGAAAAAGGCACAAAAAGAGCTGGATACGCTGTCTGCGAAAATCGACAAGATGGAAGCCAAGCTAAACGAGGACACCGGCACGCAGAGCGGGATAAAAAAGGAACTCGACGCAGCGCTTCAGGCCGCAAAGCAGACGGAAGACGCGCTGAAATCGCTCCGCTCGGAGGCTGACCGCCTTAAGGGCATCACGTCCGGAAGCGCTTCGGCTAATCCAGCGGAGTACATAGACGCTTATTCTCGGCAGGCGGAGGTTGCTGCGCAGATCAAAGAGCAGGAACAGCTGCTGGTGCAGCAAAACAAAACGGCGGAAAAGCTTGGGAGTCAATATGCAAAGATCACCGACAAGGTGATAAACCAGGCTGCTGCGCTTGACGCTGCAAAGGCTAAAGCCGGAGAGCTGGTGCAGCAGATCACAAATGCCAGCGGAGCTTCGGCCCGCATGGCCGAAGCGTCGGCGCGCGTCGAAAAAAGCATGAATAAATTCGGGAGAAGATTAAGCGGGGTGCTGAGGAGCGCGCTGGTCTTTACTGTCCTGTCCCGCGGCCTTTCCCAGCTGCGCAGCTGGCTCGGGGAGACGATCATGCAGAATGAGGCGGCCCGTGCATCTATCGCGCAGCTAAAAGCAGCTCTTCTGACGCTTGCGCAGCCGATCCTCGAAGTCGTGATCCCGGTTTTTGTGAAGCTGGTCAACATTCTGGCACAAGTCGTGACGGCAATCGCAAAGTTTTTCGGTATGCTGTCCGGGAAAAGCTGGAGCTCGCAGGTATCTGCCGCGAAGGGACTGAACGCCGAGAAAGAGGCGTTGGAGGGCGTAGGCTCTGCCGCAGAGGACGCGAGCAAGAGCATGGCAAGCTTTGACGAGATCAATCAGATCACCAGCAATCAGGCCTCCGGAGGCGGCGGGACGAGCGGAGCAGGCGCTTCGAGCGGGATCACGCCGGATTTCTCCAATCTGGATCTTGCCGAAGACAAACTGAACGACATTCTTGGCATTGTCGGGGCAATCGCTGCAGGGCTCCTTGCGTGGAAGATCGCCAGTATGTTTACCGACGACCTCGGCAAGATCGGCGGCATCGCGCTCGCTGCGGCTGGCGCGTTCGCGCTCGTCTATTTCTGGCTGGACGCATGGAACAACGGAATCGACATGACAAACTTCCTCGGTATGCTCGGCGGTCTTGCGGCGCTTGCGGGTGGACTCGCCCTTGCGTTTGGGCCGACCGCTGCGGCAATCGCTCTCGTGGTAGGCGGCCTTGCGATGTTAGTCGTCGGGATCAAAGATGTGATCGAAAACGGCTTTACGCTGGAAAACACACTGACCATCATCGCTGGACTGCTTGCCGCCGGCATCGGGATCAGCATCCTGACGGGCAGCTGGATTCCGCTGCTGATCGCCGCAATTGCATCGATCCTTGTTGCACTTGTCTCCTTTACAGGGCACGGCGAGGAGCTGATCAACGGACTGAAAGATGTTGTGTCCGGATTCGGAAAGTTTTTCAAGGGCATCTTTACCGGCGACATGAAACTTGCGTTAGAGGGTGCAAAGCAGATATGGAGCGGGCTTAAGCAGACGTGGAACGCGATTGTAAACTCCATCAAGGACGCGTGGAACGCATTTATTACATGGCTGCAGGGTAAGAACCCGGCACTTGCTGCGATTTTTGAAACGATTGGAAAGCTGTTCTCCGACCAGTACAACGCATGGAAAAAGATCCTCAGCGGCCTTATTACCTTCCTGACCGGCGTATTCACCGGAGACTGGAAGAAAGCATGGAACGGTGTCCTGGATATTCTGAAAGGCGTTTGGAATCTCATTGTCGGTACGGTCGAAGGCGCGATTAACTTCGTTATAGATGGTATCAACTTTCTTATTTCCAAGCTTAACACGATTCAGATCAACGTTCCGGACTGGGTTCCGAAGATTGGCGGCATGACGTACGGCATAAATATTCCACCTGTTACGCGAGTATCTCTCCCCCGCCTCGCGTCCGGCGCGGTCATCCCGCCGAACCGGGAGTTTATG